TGTCTGGCGTGGGTGTGGAAGGCATCGAAGGCGGCGACGGTGGAACGCGAGGCGGCGGAAATGCAAGGCCAGATCGGGCTTTTTGGGGCTGCACCATGAGTGATCTGGATGACAGGTGGAACCGGCTCGGTGAACGCCTGGTCGCGTGCAGGCACTTCCGGTGGATGCCGGGGATGTTGCGAGATGATGGGTGGAGGTTCATTGGGCTCGACTCAACCAACGGGGAAGAACATGGGTTTTCTGCGCCCGCTGACGAGGGGGGCGGCACCTGCTGGAGTTGGCCGATCCACCTCAAAGAAGCCAACTGTACCCCCGACACCACCGACCCGGCCACGGTGGGCTGCATTGAGGCGCTGCTGATTGAGGCGACCGGGGGATCGGTGGTCATGACGCGGGGCAACGGCTGGCATTCGGTGGAGACCGATTTTGGCGCGTGGGAGTCTGAAACCGAGGACTACGTCGAGGCGCTGATCGCCGCGCTGGAGGCTGCACCATGAGTGCCGCCAAGGTCGGGCACTTCACTGACAAGGGATTCAACGACTACGTCGAAGGCTCTGAAGAATACTGCCGGGGATGGGCTGACGGGTACAACTTGTATGCAGACGTGTGCGTGGTCGTCCTCGTCGGTGATGTCTGCGGGTGCGGCCCAGACCGAGAGGAGAAGACCAAGCCCGCTGATGAGGTTTTTTTGGCACGGACTGGTTGCCTGCGGTGTGACCGCTGGGATGGGCCGGCTCAGCCGACGATGTTCGGGGGTTGAGATATTGAACCCTGACATTCAGGCCCAACTGACAGCCCTCTTCGCTGACCGCACCCGGCACGTTGAGAGCCTTCAGATCCGAGACAAGCGCAAGAAGCTGCGCCGTTTCGGGGACTTGATGTACCCGAGCCAGCGTGCGGCGGTAGACCTGTTCGCCAAGCAGAACCGCATCGCGGTGGTGAAAGGCCGGCAGATGGGCTTCACCACCGCGCTGAATGCTGAAAGGTATTGTGAGCTCGCGACCGCGACCGACCCGCTTCACCATGGCGTGTTTGCGGTGAAGCAGAAGACCAGCGGCAAGCTGCTGCACATGATGAAGGGGTTTCACGATGGCGTCCCTTCTGCCTTTCGTCGGTCCTGTGCCTTCGCTCTACGGGAGGGCTGGACGGTATCGGCCACGTTCGGGGGGTCTGGAGCCAAGGCCGAGTCGTTCTCTGCCCTGACCTTCGACTCTGACCGTGGACAGTCACTGTCCAGTGCTCACCTGTCGGAGTTCGCGTTCTACCGGGACGGCATGGAGATGCTGGCCTCGTTGAGCTCCGCTGTGAACGAAGGGCTTTTGGTCCTCGAGTCAACCCCAAACCATTGGGGTGACCCGCTTCACACCATCGTTCGCCAGGCGCAGTACGGGGTGGCCGAGGACGACCACCCCTGGAAGGTGTTGTTCCTGCCGTGGTGGGACTTCCCCGAATACAGCCACCAGTTGCCACCGAATGCCACCGGCACGCGATTCACGGCAGAGGACCGGGCATATCAGCAGTTGCACGGGATCACCGACGCGCAGTTGTATTGGCGTCATCGTCGGATCAGGGAGATGGGAGATCCGGGGCTGTTCCGTCGTGAGTACCCCGCCACCATTGACGAGGCGTATGGCGAGGTGGACGGTGCCTACTTCTCGTCGATGCAGTTGGAGACGTACACGAAGATCCGCGAAATCTCCCCTGGTCGGTATTGGACGAGGTTTGCCGACGTTCGGGACGGGAATCCTGTCTGTTATGGCGTCGACATCGCCGAGGGTGTTGGGCTCGACTACTCGGTGGCCTATGGGCTCGAGCGGGCGACCCTCCAGCCTGTTGGGGTGTTGGCGTCCAACCGCTTGGGGATCCGCCAGTTCGCTGAAGAGGTGGTGGTCAGGGCCAAGCGTGACAACGCCCGCATCGTGTTTGAGTTGAACAACCACGGTCATGCTTTCAAGATGGTGCTCGATGGTCTTGGGTTCTTCGACTACGAGGCGTTCAAGACCTCGATGAAGTCCAAGCTCAAGCTGTATGACTGCCTTCGGTCCCACATCGACGAGCGCCTGGTTGAAGACATCGACAACCTCACCATGACCGAGCTTCGCCAGTTGAAGCGGTCGGAGAAGGGGCTTGCGCCGTCTCACCCTGACGGGGCAGAGTTCCACGACGACCGAGTGATCGCGTATGCCCTGGCTTTGTGGGGGCTGCGCCATCGGCAACTTTCCCGGCCATCGTCGTCGCGGTGGGTTGACGATTTGTTTGAGGAAGTAAGGCGGTCGTCGACCGCGAACCCCCGCAGAGGGGGCAGGTGGAGGCGTTGATTGTCCCTTCTTCAGGAAGTTGAGACCGTTGTTCAGAGGCACAACGACCTCTGGAAGTCTCGTAAAGCCGACGTAGTTCGGTATGAGCGGGCCTATCGGGCTGAAATGTTCGAGCAGGTAGAAGACACGACGGTCGAGACCCCGGACGGACACAGTCTGGTCGAGGGGTACATCGCCAGTCTCTTCCCGAAAGCCCCGGCAGTCGAGGTGGGAGAAGACCCGGCTGATCGGGGGGACTCCGAGCTCGTGAGGTTCATCACCAACCAGTTCATGGCGCCGCTGGCCAGGGTGATGAAGAGAGCCATGCGCTACAGCTTCGCCTTCCAGTTTGGCGCGTTGAAGGTGGGGTACGATGACCGGCCTGACGATATGTCGCAGCGGGCAGAGGTGCGCGCCGTCCATCCGTGGAATGTCATTCTTGATGTTGACGCTGACGAGTGGGACACGCAGCGATTTGTGGGGCACCGCTACTACCTGACGGTGGCCGACGTGAAGAAGCGGTTCCCTGGGCGGAAGTGGAGCCCGGTGTTCCGTGAGGACTTCCTTCGGGAGAGCAGAGCCAGAGATCCCAAGCCGATTGGCTCTGACATGCTCGATGAGGTCTTGGTCTACGAGATTTACTTCCCCTACCTCGATGAGTTGGTCTTCTACTCCCCCCACGTCGACAAGAAAGAGCAGATCATCAAGTCGGGGCCGATCCCCTACCGCAATTTCAACGGCACCCCGAAGGTGCCCCTTGTCATGGCGATGTTCAAAGAGGACTTGAAGAAGCCGCTGCTGGGCATGAGCACTGTTGGCCTGATGTATGACCAGTTGTGGGAGAAGAACAACGTCCGCACCGAGCGAGCCAAGGACGTGAGGCGCAACGCCAGGCAGGCGGCCACCCGGAAGGGGGCTCTCGACTCCGAGGCGAAAGCCCGGTATGCCGACAATGTTGACGGAGCCCTTCTGGAGCTCGATATCCCTCCGGACATGCCCGTCGACCAGGCGATCAGGCCCATTCAGCAGATGCCGGTGAGCAGGGACTACGACCTGTACGAGGCGCGCATCGACGCTGACTTGTCGACCGGCGATATCCGGTCCCCGATCACTCGAGGCCAGAGCACGGGGGCCAGCGCCACCGAGATCGCAGCGTTGACCCAATACCTCGCCACCGAGGTGGGGCAGATGGCGGTGACCCGCGACCGCATGTTCACCGACGTGGCAGAGATTTACGTCGCGATGCTGCGGTGGCAGTTCGAGACAGCCAAACATCCTGAAGAGTTGGCCCGAGTCTACTATCTGAACGGCACGCCACACACCTTGGCGTTGCCCGCACTTGAGGGACAGTTCACCTTCGCCGCAGTAGACCAGGGAGCGACCCCGGTTGGCAAAGCTGTGGAGCGCAACGCCCTCGAGCGCCTGGTGCCCATGCTGGTGCAGTTGGGGGCAGACCCCCACGCCTTGCTGCGACACCTGGTTCAATCCTTCGACCTTCCCCCCGAGCTCGTTCCAGCGAAGCCAGAGGGAGACGAGCCGGTCCAACCGCTGTCGACGGCGAGTCAGCCAGAGCAGCGGACCACGGTACCCAACCCCACCGAGGGGGCTGGTGCTGTTCCTGTTACGGGCGGCTCTGCTGCCGCACAACTACGCCAAGACGTTCTCGACGCAGGAGCCTGAAGATGGGGAACCGAGGAAAGAAGTACACGAATGGGCTTGCGAAGGGTGCTCAAGCGTCAGACAGCCAATTCACGGTGGTGTCGCCACCCAAGGGCGACATGAGGCGGGTTCGCTGGCCCATGGAGGACCTCTCGCTTAACAAGGGGCACTATGAGTTGCGTCCCAGGCCCGAGGACATCGGGGGGAAGATGCACCCAGATCGGGCGGGCATGCGCGAGTTTGCAGACCCGGAAGAGTACATGCGGTATCGAGTGGGTGAGCACCGCCGGACGCCGGTCGTCCCTGGAGGAGACCGCCGCCCCTGGCCGTGGTCGACGTTGGACTACAAGTATATCATCCCCGAGTTTACCCCCGAGCAGAGGCGGGACGCGCTTGAGACGCTTCTTCAAGAAGAAGACCCTGAAGCGTTCCGCCGCATGATGGCGAAGCGCCACGGGAAGAAGTGATGCCACTGTACGAATACGAAGTCATCGACGAAGGCGGCGACAAGACCGGCGAGACCATCGAGCACGTCTGCAAGTACGAGGACCGGCCCGATACGCTCACGTCCAGCAGCGGGCGGCTGGCAGTACGAAAAGAGGTGTTCCTGATCGCCGACACCAAGTCTCGGTGGGGGGACAGTCACGCCACGTTCAATCGTGGGCTGGGCTGTTGGGTTCGAGGCCAGCACGACATCGACCGGATCTGCCGAGAGCGAGACTTGACCCCTGAAGCCGACCTCCCCAAGTACGCCTTTGAGGACGGCTGGGCCAAGCACGTTGAGCACGAGGTGGCAGCAACGAAGCGCGCCGATGCTTACGAGCAGGCGATGGCGGCCCACGTTGGCGCTGACTACGACGAGAGCAACCCCCACCACCAGGCTGGGGCGATGCGAGCGTTTGAGGAATGGATGCCCGCAAAGGCGATCCTCAACGGTGACTTTGATTCAGACCCGCTCGCCACGGCCAGCGGAGTGGAGATTTAATGCCAGGCAATACTCGAGCACCCCGCAACCGCGCTCCAGACATCGAGGACTTTGAGCCCGTTATCGAGCAGCAGGCCCAAGCCATCGACGACACGTTCGCCTCAAACTCACCTGTTGGCAGCTACTCAGGCCGGAAGCTGAATGCGATGGCCGCCGAGGTGACGAAGGTCATTGCGCTGATGGACCCCGAGGTTTCGCCCCTTGAGCCGATGGAAGACGTGGAAGAGGGGCCGCTGCCTCTGGAGCTCACCAAGCAGTACGACGCAGTGATCGCCGCCGAGACGGACTTCGCCGCTGCTGAAGGTGAGCAGCCCACCCTTCCACCTGTCGACCGTTTGGTCAGCGATGCCGCGCTGGGCTCCGCGATGGGGCGGCTCCGGAAGCTGGCAGGCGACCGAGATTTCAAGCGGTTCCTTCAAGAAGAGGCACCCGAAGATGAGGTAATGGCAGAGGAAGTGGCCCCCGTGGAGGAGGGCATCGACGAAACCGCGAACCCGGAGATCGGGTTTCTGTAGGAGGCAGCATGGGACAGGAAGGCAGTGAAGGGGTTGGTGAGGAGTCCGTCGAGGAGTCCGTCGAGGTAGCGGAGGTCGAGGAAACCACGTTTGGGCTCGACGACCTTCTCAACGCACCACTTGAGGGGGACATTTGGGCTGCTGACGCCAACCACAAGGGGATTGACTTCACCGAAGTGGTGGGTGGGCTCTCACCGGAGGCCCAAAAGTTGGTGGCGAACCTGAAGAACGACTACCAGCGCAAGACAGGCGAGGTGGCACAACTTCGGAAAGACCTGGAGCGCAAACTGGGCGATTTTCAGTCGCGTGAAAGCGCGCTGACCAACATTGATTTGTCTGCGGTTGCCGAGGAAGACCTTCCGGAAAACTTGGATCTGTACAACCCTGACCACCTGGAGATGTACATCGCGGCGAAGTCCAAGAAGCAGGCTGCTGACATGCTGACGCAGATGCTTGCGCCAGCGAAAGAAGAGATCGCCATTGCTCGTCGTCGGTCGGTGGTCGAGGGCTACGTCGAAGCGAACCCCGAGCTCAAAGACGAGAAGGTGAAGCACGAGGTTGGGCGGATCCTCGCATCCAACCCCAACATGAAGGTCGAGCGCGCCCACGAGATTTGGCGGGGAAGAACGATGCCCACCAGGCTGCAAGCCCTTGAGGAGGAGAACCGAAAGCTCCTCGAGCTCGCTGAGGCCGTGAGGGCTGACCGGCGAGCCATGGGGTCTGGGATAGCTGGAGGAGGGGGTGGTGGTGCCAGTGGTGGTCGAAAGCCCAAGACAGCCATCGAAGCCTACCGAATGAGAAAGGCAGCCGGCACCCTGCCTGGGCAGAGTTGACAGTCCGTTCGGAGGGGTGAGGGCTCTGCGGACACCCCTCACCCTACGGCGAGCGACCGGGACCACGACGGCAACCCCTAGACGCAACACTCCCCCCTACTCAAAGTGAGTGAACAATGGCGTTCAATACCGACGTGATCAATGTCACGCTCGAGGACACCAACAAGGAAGTGGTCGATGGACTCTACGAGTCCACCCCGTTCCTCGGTTGGGCTCGAAAGCTGGGCAAGATCGAGCACTACAACAGCGGCACCTACCGCCGTCGTCTCTGGCAGATTGCCGACTTCTCCAATGACACCGTGATTGATGACAACTACGGTTTCAAAGAGATTTCCCTGAACATGAACTCGATCACCAGCAAGGTGGACTTCGAGCACATGAGGGCGATCTGGCCTGTTGCCCTTGGTGGCAAGGAAGACGACGAGAACACGGGCGAAGAAGCCATCGTGAAGTTGGCCGATATCCGGCTTCGTTCCTCGATGGCCGCCATGATGCGGAAAGTGGACCGCCAGATCGTGGCTGGCGACCAAGCCGACTACGCGCAGTTGGGATCCATCAACGGGCACGCTGCTCACGGGATCACGAAGGGCTTCCTCGAGGGGCTTGCTGCCCAGGTCAACATCCTGGGTGACGGCACAAACACCTTCAACAAGGGAACCCACTACGCCAACGGTGTGCTTGGTGCGCGACACCAGTTTGCGACGGGCGGCGGCAGTCTCGCTATCGCCGACTTGGATGAAATCTACACTGAAGCGTCGACGCTGGTCCCCGACACCGGAGACGGCAAGGTCATCCACCTTTCGCTGGCGACGGTCAAGGCGATCACGGTGTACCGCAATAAGCTCTTTACGGGCGAGCGGTTCATGAATGGCGCCGGATTTGAGAACCACCAGTCCAAGCCCGATACGCTCATGTGGAACGGCGCACCGCTTGTTCCCCACCGGCACATGCCTGGCCAGGGCGGCGCGACGGTTTACTCGTGGGTTGGCCTCAACCTCGATGCGATCCAACTCAACATTCACAGCAACGCTGACTTCAAGTTCGGTGGCTTCCAGCAAGTCCAGAACGGCAAGATCGACGGCGCGGTGGGTCACATCAAGTTCATGGGCGCGTTGACAGTCGGTGACTCGCTGGCTTCGTCGTTCGTCTACCTCAACGCAGACGCACCATAGGAGGAACGCATGAGCAAATTCATTACTGACCTTGACCCGACACCAAGCGCCTCCCTCACCCAGGACATCGGCTGGTACATCGCCTCTGAGGTGATTGCCGCTGGCCAATGGGTTGCCTACGACAACTCAAAGTCCGATGCGGCGCGTCTCCAATATGTCGAACTGCTCGACATTGACGGGAATGCCAACTCGTTCTTGGGAACGGGTGTTGCGCTTGATGCGGCTGCCGCTGTTGGCGACAAGATCCGTGTCGTGACCGCTGGCTACTGCGAAAACGCTGTGGTTGCGTCATCCCACCCTGCGACGGCTCCGCTGTACGCTTCGGCCACCGCTGGTACTGCTGCGGGCGAATCGTTGACCTCAAAGATCAACCTGATCCGCACGGACATGATCGCAATCCGGACGGCGCTTGTTGCTTTTACGGCAAAGCTGGACGCCGACATCACCCTCGGTGGCGCGTCGGAAACCAACTACGCCGCCACGGTTGATCCTGCTGCGCCTAGTTCGTCTGCGCTGAACACTCCCGATCTGGCCGGACCTCTCGGTGTTGCCCTTGAGGGCGAGTCCGGTGGCACTGCTGACGTGATCGTGCTTCCTCGTACCCAGTAGAGCATTCCTGCCTTCATGGGCCGTCTGTCCGGTGGACGGGCGGCCTTTTCTTTTAGGTGAGTCATGAACCGAGGCGACATCAGGACCGCTGTCCTTCGACAGTCCGAGTATGACCCCCAAACCAACGAGTGGACTGCTTGGCTCAATGGTCTGATCGACGACGCCTACGCCGAAATCATGGCAGAAGCAACCTGGCCGTTTGCGGTTCGGGTGGCAAGGCTCACGGCGCGCCGAGACAAGGGAACGGTGCTGGCGATGGCCGACCTTTCGGTGACCTTGGGTGCGGTCAGTGTTCTCGGTGGGTTCTTCTCGCGGAATGATGAATACCAATTCATCGAGCTCGACGGGCATGAGTACCAGATTGTTGAGGTGGATATCGCGGGGACGGCATGGCTTGGCGAGGGGGTCTATGCGGCGTCGGCAGCCTACAACTACGAGATCCGCCATCGCGACTACCTGTTACCGATGGACGTGGCCGAGGTCTTGAGCGTCGAGTTCCGCAACGCGCCTCGAGATGGCACATCGGGCAACGGGAAGTCCCCTGGGATCCCAAACCAGTACGATGCTCGCTTGAACCTCGATCTGACATCAACGGCTGAAACGCCGGATTGCTATTTTCCTGTGGAGGACCACACCCTTCCCACCCCGGAGGCCGCCCCGGTGTTGGAAGCAGTGGCGGGCACCCCTGGCGTCCCTAACCGCACCCACTATTTTGCCTGGTGCTATGAGATCGGCGACCCTGACGATAGGCATTGGTCAGCCCCGTCTGCGGTCGCGAGCATCACCACTGCCGGGTCACAGGACGTGGTCGTCACCGTTCCGGCCACCGCTACTGGCCACCGCAAGCGTCTGTTGTGGGCCGAGCTCGAGGACGATGCCACCTACACGTTCTACCCCTGTTGCGGGGCTGCCGGGTGGTCCTCTACCCACGCCGACTACGAGTTAATGTCGGTCCAGACCGTGTGGACCCTGGACTCCGAGTATCAGGAGAAGCGTGCCGCCCCTCGGATTGAGGCCCACGGCAACACGATCAAGCGAATCCGCTTTTGGCCCCGCGTTCACGACACTGCGGGGGCGGCGCAGGTGGCTGGTGCCGACCTGGATGAGAAGTTCTTCTGGGTCAGGTACCTCGCGTCCCCTTCCCTTCTCCGGAAGGACAGCGATGCGCCGGTTGTGCCCCGCGAGCACCGACGGGCCATCGTCGACCGGGTGTTGGTAGACGTATTCATGCGCCTGAAAGACAACACGAGCGCAGACAACCACCAGTTGAAGTACCGTGAGCGCCTCAGACTCATGCGAAACCGCTACGGCAGCCAAAGAGACGTGTCAGTGAAGCGAAGGGGTCGGTGGTCTCGCAATGTTGACCCGTCAGACTGGGATATCCGCATCGGATCGGTGACTTCGTCATGACGGTAAAGCGCAGAGAGGCGCTGGGCATCGACCTTCGTCCCAAGCAGACTGGCGGCCAGGCATATCTCGTCGAGAACTGCCGGTATGACGTGCTCACCCAGTCCTGGGTCAACGACCGGGGCTGGTCTGGCTACTTCCTCGAGCTCGACACCGCGCTTCCTTCCACCCAGGAGGTGGTCTCCCTCTCCACCTTCTACCGGCACCAGGGAGCCGAGGAATACATCCTTTTTGAAAGCCTGAACGCCCCCGCTCCAGGCTGTTCGCTGCGGTACATCCGAGAGAGCGGCACCTACACCACGCTGGTGAACACTGGCCGCTCGGTTCCTGGGAACAGCCACCCCGGCACCTCCTATGTGGCGTTCGGGGACATGTGCGTCATCATCAACGGGGACGACAGGCCCCTCCGGTTCCACGGTGGGAC